CGGATCCGAACGTGCCCAGCTCAGCGTAGTGCTGGTGGATGGAGTCGTAGAAGTTCGACCGCGACAGCACGGTGAGCATGCGCCGCTGGACTTCGTAGAGCCACTCAGACACCGCAGCGTTGTCCTCCAGTGCGGTGTCGGGTGTCCCGAGGCGGAACCACGGCCTGGCCGGTGAGGTCATGCCGCCCTGCATCCCTGCCGCGAGGACTCTCATGCCCCTTACCGACGTGTTGTCGACCAGGGTGTCAGCCAGCCCAGGCTCGTTGGTGCGGTCGCCCTCATCAAGGGCTCTGAACTTCCGAGGCTGGAAGTGCTCGGCCAGCTCGCGCCAGTCGGTCACCCATGGGTTGCGCTCAGTGAGCAGTGACTTGTGCCTGCGTCGGTGCAGGGCTACCAGCTTCTTCACCCTGTCAGGCGCTGGCTTGGTCACCACGTCTGAGAACTGTACGTCCTTGGTCGCTATGGTCTGTTGTTCCGCCATGTCACTGCCCCAGCAGAGTGTTGCCCTGCGTTAAGGGAGACAGGATGCTCGCGAGCCCCTGGCCGCCGGTTAGGATGGTGCTGCCGACGCCGCCCTGCCTGGTACGCGTCTGCCGCTGCTTCGTCCTGGCGTTCTTGGACGCATCGCTCACGTTGACGCCTGGCTTCGGCCTTGGAAGGGGATCCGGTACGTCGGGTGCGCTCTTCTTACCCATGTAACACCTCGTCTCGTGTGATGGTCGTGATCACCGCGTCTACCAGCATGCCGTGCACCCTGGCCCCCGAGGGGATCACTCCCTGGTCTTTGAATCCAACGCGCCGCAGGAAGCGCAGCGCGAGCTTGTTGGTGGATGGGGTCAGCCCGAAGAGGCTGTGCCTCCAGGGTCCACCCCGAACAGCGTCTTCCATCGCGAACACCTCGCGGATGAAGTCCTTCCCGATGATCAGTGACTGCTTGCCCCACACCGGGGGGAACAGGCAGAAGTTCACGCCTGCGCTGCCACCGAAGAAGAGGTTCAGCCAGGCGTAGCCCACGGTCGTGCCGTTCATCACGGCGATGAACAGCTCGCCGGTACTGATGGCCTGGGCAAAGTCGTACTGGGTGAGCACGTCGCCCTCATAGAAGACCTGCCCCAGGAGGTCGTAGCCCACGGTCAGCTCGTATAGATGGATGAGCTGGTCGGACAGCTCGTCCGCCCGGCTGATGTGCATGATGTCTATCTGTGGCAGGATCTGCTCAGCGATACTTGAGGACATCATAGTCTCCATCTGCCTGTGGGCGCTGGTACGCCGGTATGGGATCCGTCTCCACCTTCTTCCTCACTGAGAACGCGAAGGTCAGTGCGAGCGCGTCGCCAGAGTCGGGGGAGGGCAGGCCTCGTATGTGCTTCATGTCCTTCTTGGGCTCCAGCTTCACCTGGTGCTTGTTGGCTGTGTAGTCGTACTCAGGGCTGACCAGGTCGTCCATCAGCTCCTGGTCCTTGGGGATCACGCCGCCGTCCTCCAGGTACTCGCGCACCTTCCACCACATCTCTGAGCGCTTGTTGAAGAAGCGCTTGGGGTCATCCGCTCCGCCACCGAAGTACACTGGTATGGGTGTGCGCCCGAACTGCCGCAGCCGGTCGACGACTCCTGCTCCTACGCCCGTCACATCGACGAACACTGCATCAGCTTTGTACTCGTCTTCCGCCTCGGCTATGAGGTTGGCAAAGGTCATCGTGTTGGTGGGCAGCTCCCTCCACTTGCCGATGATCTTGAACATCAGCCCCTGGCGCATGCCGATGACGTACTGGTCGTCACCTTCCCAGGCCACGTCGGCTGAGATGATGACTGGGGCGTGGTCGTACATCGCGGGATCCATGTGCTTGCCAGCCTGTCGCTCTACCAGGTCGGAGGGGATGAGCTGTAAGGTGCCTGCCCGTGGGTGGACGCCCTTGACCCGGACCCGGACGAAGTCACTGTCGTCGCCGTAGTCGTCGATCCACTTTTCGATCTGCTCCTTGTTGGTGATGCTCACTGTACGGCTGTCGATCCGCCTGCCCCTCCACCTGTGCCGCAGCTTGGCGAAGCAGTCGTGGAACCTGCCCGAGTTCCTGGTGGGGTTGCCGAAGACTATCCACATGGGCTCACCATCTGTGAGTCCGCCCTCGGCCACCTCCCAGATCTTATCGGGCACCGCGCTCGCCTCGTCGAAGATGTAGAACGACGTTGAGTCGATGGCATGCTGCCCGGCAAAGGCCTCGCTGTTCTCCTCGGCGCATGTCTGTGCTGAGCAGAACCAGGACTCCTTGTGATCCTTCTGATACATCCTCATGGATCCCCGGCCCGTGGTGATGTTGAACCAGTGTGATGTGATGCAGCGCTTGAGCCACTTAGCGACCTCGGCCCAGGTCTTCGTCTCTAGCTGTGCGCTCGTGTTGGCTGTGACCGTGCCCTTGCAGAAAGGCCTGGTGCTCATGATCCAGCAGACGATGATGGCTGTGAGGGCTGACTTGCCGATGCCGTGACCACTCGCCACAGCCTCCAGGATCGGGGCCACTGCGTTGATGCCGTCGAAGCCTCGCTCGATCACAGCGTCACCCAGGTCGAGCAGGTAATCGCGCTGCCAGTCCTCCAAGGGGTTCTCGGGATCCCGGCCCAGCTCTTCCCACTCGAACGCGTACAGCGCGAACCCGTAAGGATCCGCGTAGAACTTGCCCATGTCCTCCGCCAGCTTCTCGTCCTCAGTCAAAGAAACTGAGGTCTTCCGAAGTGTCATCGACGGCTTCGGTGTCCTGAACGGCTGTCTTACCACCTGTGCGATCTCGTGCCTCCTTGATCCGCTTGGCGAGCGTCACGTCGCCCTTCAGCTCCAGGCTGTCGTTGTACATCCCCTGGATACGCGAAAGCCGGTCAAGAGCTTCTGACCGGCTGTAAAGAGTAACCTCGAAGGTGTCACCGTACTGGCCCTTCTTCTGGACCACCTTCTGTATGAGCTGTGATGGTACGTCCTTCAAATCCTTGACTGTGATCTTGGTGGCATTCATGTCGATGAAGTCAGCCAGGTCAGCGAAGGCGATGGCTGACCAGGCCTCGATGATCCGCTCTGGTGAGAGCCTGACCTTCTGGGCTATGGCCGACACGCGCTCATCGAGCGCAGCCTGGATGTCCTCGCGCTGCATCAACTCCCAGCCCGACTGGGCTGAGTAGTTTTGAGAGAACCCGGCGCGCTTCGCAGCCATGCCAGCGTTGAAGCTCTCCAAGTAGTAGTCAACGAACTCTCGATACTTGCGCTTCAGTCCGTCGTAAACAGTCGTCTCTGACATCCACACACTCCTCGTGATGATACAGTTTATGGATGTTCTAGAAGCCTTTGTCAACCCTTTTTATGAACAAAAACACCTACTTACGCTGCACAGCGTACAAGTGCCCCTACAACACCGCTAAAATACTTGATAAAGAGGTCACATTTACACTTGACTGTAGGGACACTACGCGCTACATTTGACACATCGCCACCGACCAACCCCAACCAGGGAGCCCCAAGTGGACTTACATGACTACGATCTGATCATCATCAACAGCTCTGGCGGCAAGGACAGCCAGACTACTCTGCGCCACACATACAACCTAGCCATCACCCAGGACTATCCACTGAACCAGATGATCGTGGTTCACGCTGATCTGCGCCGGGCTGAGTGGAAAGACAGCAAGCACTTCGCACAGCTTCAGGCCGAGCACTACGGACTCAGGTTCGAGTGGATCACCAGGGAGAAGGGCGACCTGATTGATCAGGTGCTGCACCGTGGCATGTGGCCGAGCAGCAAGGCTCGCTTCTGTACCAGCGACCACAAACGTGACCAGCTCAAGAAGATCACAGTAGCTGAGAACAGACGCCTCGACATGGACACCACCAAGATACTGAACGTCATGGGCATGAGGGCTGAAGAGTCACCAGCCAGGGCGAAGAAGAATCCATTCCAGAAGAACAACCGCTACAGCACGAAGACCAGGCACGTTGATGACTGGCTGCCCATCCACGAAATGCTGGAGACCGAGGTCTGGGCCGACATCAAAGAGAGCGGCGTACCTCACCACTGGGCATACGATCTGGGCATGAGCAGACTGAGCTGTGTCTTCTGTATCTTCGCCAGCACCAATGACCTGATGATCGCTGGCCGCCACAACCGAGAGCTGCTCGACCTGTACTGCGAAGTCGAGGAGACCATCGACCACACATTCAAAAACAACATGAAGATCAGCGACATCAGGGAGGCAATCAATGCCGAATAAAACTGAACTGACGGTGCTCTCATACGGCGGCGGCCAGGACTCCTGGACTCTGCTGCTGCGCTACGTCAACGACCCTGACTTCAGAGAGACCTACGCTCCTGGTAGATTCCTGGTGGTCATGGCTGACACCCAGGACGAGCACCCGGCCACGCTGGAGCACGTCGAGTACACCAAGACATTCTGTGCCGACCACGGCATCGAGTTTGTGCACATCACCCCTGACATGGGCCACCACCTGGCTACCTGGCAGGGGCTGAGAGAGTTCTACAGAGCCAACAACGCCATCGGATCCAAGCGCTACCCCAAGAGCTGCACCGACAAGCTGAAGCTCAGGCCAATCTACGATTACCTGGAGCAGTGGTTGGGCAGAGAGTACGGCGTGAAGGTTGGTCGCAAGGCTGGCTTCGTCGAGTTCGCTGAGAAGCACGGCAAGATCAACATGCTGATCGGGATCGCCCGGCGTGAAGAGAAGCGCTGCTCGGATCCCACTAAGGATCCACTGAAGTGGAGACGGCAGTCGATCAACACTCTGTACCCACTGATCGACCTGGGCATGGACCGAGCTGACTGCCAGCAGTACATGAAAGATCTGGACCAGCCGGTGTGTGCCCCGAGCAACTGCATCCTGTGTCCATTCATGAGCAAGATTGAGCTGCTCTGGTTGGTTCGCTTCCTCCCCCAGGATTACCACGACTGGGTCGAGCTGGAGGCTGCCAAGCTGGAGCATTGGAGTCACTTAGGTGAGAGAAATCTGGGTGTGTGGGGAGAGAAGGCTCTCCCCCAGGTACTGATCGAGGCCCAGACCGAACATGGACACATGACCGATGAGGATCTCCAGGAGTACAAGATGTCCCACGGCCACTGTGTCATGTCCAAGTACTAAGGGAGGCGACGATGACCACGAAGACAGCGAGCAAAGTAGAAGTAGGAACCATGGTGACGATCACCGCGAGAGGCCACCGCTTTTATGGGATGACTTTCGTAGTGGACCGCTTCATCGACAACGACGAGAACGTCGAGGGGATCCTGTACTTCGCCGGTAACACCCCCGAGCACCAGGTCACGATCCCAGTGACCAGCGTGACGGCACCGGCGCTGAAAAACAGGAGAGCCAACCAGACCACCGTCGTACCATGCGACCACTGTCTGAACACGAGGAACGAGAAGACCAAGGGCACCCACAGCATGCTCAACTACGGGAACAAGGGATCCGAACTCTACTCTGTCTACTATCTGTGCAGGCTCTGCCTGGTCAACGTGTTCGTGCCCAGGATGATAGAGCACGAAAACACCTTCCGCGTAATCCCGCGCCACCGAGGAGAATGAGAATATGGCTACCCACTGTAACAAATGCGACTGCATCACCTGCGGCTCTTACTACTGCGAGAGCTGCAAGAGAACGGAGATCGGTGGATGGGTCATCACCAAGGACCACATCGACACTGACCAGGTCGGCACCAACGGCCCGAGTGACTGCATGTACACGGTCGAAGAGATCACAGCCCTCGGGATCCCGTTCAAACTGTTCGACGACGACGGCGAGCTGTACTACGAAGGCCGCTGGATGGACAACGGCGACCACGACCCACTGACCGACTTCGGCATGGGCTACGCTGGTTGCACCAGGATGGACGCCAGGGATCGCAAGACCGGATCCTGGGAATGCGTCATCGCTTAGGAGGAGATCATGGAAAGCGCGAGACTACAGAGCTACGACGACATGAGGACATTCGTCCTGGGTGGCAACGCTTACTTCACCCTGGCTAACATCAACACCGGCAACCGCTACACGTTCCGCTCCCGGCTGGTGAAGGATGGGGATCCCGCAGTGGGTCCGTTCTTCATCAGCGTGTTGACCGGCCCGGACAACACATCGGACTACCAGTACCTGGGCACGGTCTTCGTCGAGTCGGCTGGGATCATGTACCGGCATGGACACAAGTCCAGGATCAGCGACCAGGCTCCCTCGAACCACGCGATCAAGTGG